CAGAAGTATGTTGATGATAGTGATTACATTATGAAGTGGTGGAAACCAAAAGCTATCAAAAGATATACTAAGTTATTTGATGAAGGTAGACTTAAACCAGAGAAGTTATTCTACGGCGATATCGTAGGAAAGACTTGGAAAGAAACTAAAGAAAAATATTTAGGAGAAGTAGGAAGATAATGAAAGTATTTGGAATAGAACATAGACTCAAAAAGAGAAGTAATTTACCGATTTGGCATACAATTGTGAATGACATATATGTAGCCTTAGATTATACCACTACTGGCTACTATGAAGTAATATGTAATTCTAATGGCACACAGAAATCAGGTGGTGGTAGCTGGACTGATGTTCCTGTTACGCAAAGGTTATCTGAATTAAATGGTACAGGTAGAGATAAGTGGCTTAATAAAAGAAATTGGAAAAATTTCAATGAAGCCAAAGTTGAATTTGGAAAACTTATAGACTTTGTAAAAAATATTTGTAAATGAACATATTTGATTTCACTACAGATAAAGATTCTGATAAAGAGTATCCATACAAAATACTTGTATATCCAAACATCACCTATATGCGTGATTTGGAAAAGGATTCCTATGTCGTAGTCTTGCGTAATGTAATAAAAGAACTAAATAAAGTTCGTGATGATATTCATTGGACTATAATGTCACCTACTGATATTAAAAGTTTGACTTTTGAAAATACAACACAAATTCCAATTAACTTGCCATCTTATCCTAATGCTATGAGATGTCATTTTAATTACAATGAAATAAAAAGTAATCTAAGATGGAAACATACAGATTACGATGTAGTATATTCTCATCTGCCAGAACATACACTACAACTTAAAAATCTATTAGTTAACGACACTAATATAGATCCAAAGTTTGTAGGTTATTGTCATTGGTATGAAGTAGACGAAAACACTAACTATAGTGAAAGGATGCTTCTACACAATTACAATGGTATGTTAAGAATGGAAGAGTGTGGTGTGAATAGTGTATGGTTGAAGGAATTGGTTTTGAGTAAAGCTTGTGATATTTTTTCTGGACAAATAATACATAAGTTAGATAAAATCATTCAACCACATTATCTTGGTATAGATAAGATAAATAATGTCGATGTGCCAACAAAGAAGAAAACGATTATCTTTAATCATAGAGATAATTACTATACAGGTTGGACTTGGTTTATAGATAGAATGGATGAATTGTACAAACAACGCCAAGACTTTACTGTTTATACCACACTCGCTGATTTAGATAGGCCTTATGCTAAGAGAGTAAAGATAAGTGATAGAAATGAATACTTAGATTTTATTCGTTCAATGCATGTTGGTGTCGGTACTTTTCAAAAGTATTCGGCTTGGTCTATATCAACAACAGATTCACTTAGTATGGGTGTTCCTTATATTTTGCCAAATAAGCTATGTTATCCCGAAATGGTTGGAAAGGAATACCCACTACTATATGATGGTAAAGATGAGTTCCTACAAAAATTAAATGGAGCATTAGATGATGATGGTAGTGTAGATAAAGCTAAAAAATATTTGAAAACAAAGATAGAAGAATTTCCGTGGGCTAGTAGAGTTCCACAATGGTTTGATAATTGGAAATTTTTAGAAGCTGATTCTTTTGATATGATTGGAGATAAAAGCGAGTCGTATGATAAAATCGTAGATTTCATACATAAAAAGAAATCGGTAACAAAAAAAGAAATATTAGATTATCTCGGTTGGGGTGTGCGGATATCTTTTAGTCCATACAGAAATAGATTAAGAAAAGAATCAACAATAAGATTTACAAAAAATAGATATGAGGTTACATAAATGAAACAACTTACAGAACAACAGATATTAGATAATTGGAATAAGTTAATTAAACTTATAGAAGATACATTCGAAGGAGAGCGTAAAGAGAAACTCTTAGAGATGTATAAATACTTTGAGGATAGAATGTCAGTAGCACCTGCTAGTGGTAAAGCGGCTTACCATAACGCTATGGTTGGTGGTTATGTAGAACACGTACTACACGTAACTGATTGTGCTATTCAAATTAAAAAGCTGTGGGAGTCTAATGGCGCTATGATTAACTTCACCGATGAAGAACTTATCTTCGCTGCTATGCATCACGACTTAGGTAAGGTTGGTGATTTAAATCAAGACTATTATATCCCACAAGACTCCGAATGGCATCGTAAGAACAAAGGAGAAATATTTAAACACAATCCGAAACTCCAATATATGACAGTTACTGACCGAGCTATTTTTCTTCTAAATCATTTCGGTGTTCAAATGTCGGAATGGGAGTACATCGGATTACGATTAACCGATGGTATGTACGAAGAAGCAAATAAGTCTTACTACATTTCTTATAACCCCGATTGGTCTCTAAAATCTAATATAGCGTACATACTTCACCAAGCTGATATGATGGCGACACACATTGAGTACGATGAATGGCAACGAGCAGACGAAGAGGAAAATGTTAGAGTAACGACAAACATAAAACAAGCCGTTAGCGGTGAAAAGAAACCACAATCATCACCTAAGTTAAGTGCAAAATCACAAGACCTTTTTGATGAATTATTTGGAGAAAAGTAAATGTTTTTAGAAATAAGTCTTGTATTGTTAACTATTTTGTTTGTAACTTCCTGTTATGTTATATGGAACATTACAACAAAGTTAGAATCTTTAGAAGATTGGGTAACAGATTTTGTCAATACAATAGAAAAAGTACAGAAAGATTTAGATACAGTAGACTATAAAGGTTATTTTGAAGCGGATGATGAAACAGGTGTAATCTTCAATCAGATTAAACAAATAATAAAACAATTAGATAGGTTTAAAGGAGAACAACAATAATGCCAGCAAAAGCTAAAAGAAAAAAAGGTAAGAACTATTACTTCAATCAAGGTACAGAAGATGCCATAATTCTGTATAATAAAACTGAAAGTCCTTACGAAAGAAATAAGATATACAATGAACATATCAGAAAACCATTTGATAAGTTAGCTGAGAATATTATTCACACATTTAAATTTTATTACTTTGATGTTTCTTCAGAAGAAGTAAAGCACGAAGTTGTTTCTTTTATGGTTATGAATATGCACAAGTTTAAAGAAGGTAAAGGTAAAGCGTTCTCCTACTTTAGTATCGTAGCTAAAAACTACCTTATCTTACATAACAATAAAAACTATAAGATGGGTAAGATACATTCTGAAATGGATGTTTTGGATTACAAAAGAAATATACTTGGTGAAAATATGGATATTGAAAATACCAAAAAAGCTACTTTATTTATAGATGAACTACAAAGATTTTGGGATGCTAATTTAACCAATGTATTTCGTAGAGACAAAGATATCAGAGTTGCTGACTCAGTATTACATATATTTCGTATAAAAGAAAATATAGAAAACTTCAATAAAAAAGCTCTCTACATTCTTATCAGAGAAATGACAGGTTCCAACACACAACATATAACTCGTATAATCAATGTTATGAAAAAATATAATAAAAGATTACAATATGAGTTTGATAGGGATGGTATGGTTGATATAAGTCATACAGGATCGCTTGTTAATTGATAAAAAAAAGGGGAGTAAAACTCCCCTTTTTTATTTAGAACTACTTACGAAATAAACCCACCAACACCAACAAAGCGACGAGTCCAGCGAAGCCTGATTCGCCGAATGTATTTATGATTGATGTTAAGTTTCCAATAACATTGACACCAAAGACACCAGTTCCAAAGATTACTTCAGAAACAGCGCCTATAGCAACAAAAGAAGTTAATAAATGAACTAAATCATCTATATATCCTTTTACCATTGTTATTATCTCTTTCACGTTTATTCTCCTGTTAGTTAATAAAAAAGGGTTTTACACCCATATATAAATATAACATATATTGTAAAATTTTTTAGTTTTGATATTTATATATAATCACAATAAATAAAATATATACGGAGTAAAATATGGCTAACGATTATGAAATATTTGAGGGTAAGTCGTTATCTGGCTTATTCAAAGATATATACGATAACTCTACTCGAAACAAAGAACAATTAGAAGTTCTTATGAAAGAAGTAGTTGGTTTTATAAAAGACGGCGATACAGCTGTTCAGATAATTCCTATGCTAAAAGAGTATTTGGAAATTAATGTAAAAAATGACGACCAATTAGTAAAGGTAGCTGCTATCGTACAAAGAATTATCGCTGCAGAGAGTAAAGGCGGTTCTGAAGAAGAATTTGGTTTATCAGACGCAGAAAAAGAGCAATTGATGAATGCTATAGAAGATGCTGCTACAGATTTACAAAGTCACTCAGATGATATAACAGAAGATATGAAAAGAGTTGAAAATTAATGAGTTATGTAAATTCAACTACTGTAATAGAAAGAGACACAGAAAAAACAGGATTTGCTTCATACAACGATGTTTACGATATAATAAAAGATGTTGTAGATGAAAGTAATGAATTTTATGAGATAGAGCCTGCGGTTGTTATAGAAACTTTGTTAGATCCAGATAACCAACCTGAATTTCCTAAGAAGTCTGAAGGTATTCCAGATTACAATTTCTATGGATGTATTAGAGCTAGATTTTTAGTAAGTCAAAGCGAAGGCGATGAGATAAATGGTTTGATAAGACCATTAAGCACTCATATTAACTCTCTTCCATTAAAAGGTGAAGTAGTGAATGTTTCAATTCACAATGGAAAAGTATACTATAATTTACCATTAAATATGTATGGTAAAGCAAGTATGAATAGGATGCCAGGAAAGTATGGAGAAGGATTAGTAAAGTACAACAGACTTAAATACAATAGACCTGCTTATGTAGAGCAAGGTGATACATATATAAATGGTAGGTTTGGAAGTAACTTAGTCTTTGGTAGTGATTCAACATATACATACCCTACCATAAAGATAACAAATCGACAAGCAGTATATGATACTCAAGAATTAGATGAAGATTTCATACACCCACAAGGTATTAATAATGATGGAAGTTCTATATTTATAACATCAGCTAAACTTAAACCATTAGAAGTATTAGAACCATCAGCTATCTCAAAGAGATGGCCACCACAAGTAGGTGGTGAAATGGATGGAGATATGATTTCAATAAATTCTGATAAAATTGTTTTTAACGCTAAAGGAGATGGTAAAAGAAACAACAGTGATATTCATATTTTTGCAGCTCGTAATATAAATTTAAATTCTAACTATGAAATAAACATTGGAGATTCAGAAGAGGGTGGTGTTATAAATTTAGGAGATCCAGATGCTACTAACAGTGTTGTAAAGTTTGACCAGTTTGAAGATTTAATTGAGAAAATGGCAGATGAAATATCAGCTTTTGCAAACCAATTGACAACCGCTAGTGATGCTAAACAAATTGGTGGAGCTGCTAAAAAACTAATAGAAGGTTTGGGTAAGTTAAAAGGAGAGGGAGGACTTTTAGAAAAGTGTTCTAGTAAAGCTGTAAAAATAGCAGACGATCCAGAAGACTCTACAACTGAAAATGTAGAGGATACTGAAACAGATGAGGTAATTTTAGAAACGCAAGGAATACAGGTATGAGCGTAGTATCAGATAAAGTTAGAAAATTTGTAGATGATTCTATAGATGAACAAAAAGAAAAATTAGAAAGTAGAGTAGACTCTGCTATATCTTTATATAGAAATGGTAGTGAAGAAGCAACTAAAGTTGTTAATGAGGTTGAAGAAAAGTTAGATAAGGTTGAAAGTCTAAAAGACAAAATAAGTGATGCTATAGAGAATATAAAGAATGTAAAATTAAGTTTAGACGCAGGTAGGAAAGCTGCTGAAGCAACAGAAAAGGCTTCTTCTATTAGTTCTGCTCTAAACCCAGCTGCAGCTGCTATAGCATACGCTCAAAAATTTATTATAGATAGATTGAAAATAGAAATAAAAGATATCGGTGATGAGGTAAATGTTTTACCTAAGATAATAGAGAATTTAGATTCTTTCATAAAGTCTACTAAAGCAAAACTAGCTAAAGAAAAAGAAAGAGCTGAGACTAAGAAAAGACTTAGAGAAAGAAACAGAAAGATGTTAACTTAGATATTTATATAAAAGATAGGAGTTATTATGGCTAAATCAACAAAACTTATTGGTTTAATTAAAGAAATAGTTAGACAAGAAGTTAAAAAAGAAGTAAATAAGATATTTATTAGTGAAGGTATTAAATCTATGACTAAATCTTCTATTAGAGAAAACGAAGTTATGGAAGTTTTACCTGAAAGAAAACCAAAACCAAAGAAAAAAGTAACATACACTAGTAATCCTCTTTTAAATGATATTCTAAATGAGACTGCTAATGGTGATGAATATGAAGAGTATCCAACTATGAGTGGCAAAACATTTGATACTTCACGAATGTCAGAAGCGTTAGGATATGGAAATATGTTAGGTAACGCAGAAGACAGAAGAAAAATGTCAGCTGTACAAACAGCACAATCAGTTGGTGCTGATACATCAAATCCAGCAGTACAAGATGTGATGAGCAATTTAACAAAAGATTATAGTGGTGTAATGAAAGCTTTAAAAAAGAGAGATAACAAGTAATGAGTTCAATTCAAAATGATTTAGATCCAGATACTTATATTGGTTTGTCTTTACCTCTATCGCACAATAGTAGAGATGGATTTTTCAATAGAACTAAAACTGCTTTAGAACAGACTAAATCTAATATAAAACATTTACTACTAACATCAAAGCAGGAAAGACTTGGAAATCCAAATTTTGGTACAAACCTAAGATCTATTCTTTTTGAAAAAGAAGGAGATGTAGAATCTGCAGTAGAAGAAGAAATAAATTCAGCTATTAGTGAGTTTCTACCTTTTGTAAATATAACTTCTTTAGATGTGAGTTTTTCAAACAGAAATCCAAATTTGTTAAATGTAAATATTAAATTTAGTTTGAATGTAGATGAAACTTCAGAAGAAAGTCTTTCACTTAACTTTTCAAATTACGAAGCCTCTCCTTTTAATAATTTAGGTGGATAACGGAGAATAAAAATGCCATACTCAAAACCAAAAAAGTCTGTAAAAGAAGTTAGATATTTAAACAAAGATTTCACATCTTTTAAAGACAATCTAATAGAATTTACTAAAGCGTATTTTCCAAAAGAATATAACGACTTTAATGATTCATCTCCGGGTATGATGTTTATAGAAATGGCTTCATATGTAGGAGATGTTTTATCTTACTATGTTGATAATCAGTTCAAAGAAAGCCTACTAGCATTTGCAGAAGAAAAGAGAACTGTATATAATATGGCTCAGTCTTTAGGTTACAAACCAAAGTTATCAACTCCATCTGCTGTAGATGTAGATGTGTTTCAAACAGTTCCTGCAAAATCAAGTGGAACTGGTGGTGGTTATAGTACGGAACCAGATTTAAGATACTCTATGGTAATAAAAGAGGGAATGGAATTAAACTCAGCTAATGGTGTAAAGTTTGTTACTACAGAAGATTGTAACTTTAAGTTTTCTAGTTCATACGATCCTTTAGAAATAAAAATATACGAAAGTTCAGATAATGTTCCTGTAACTTACTTATTGAAAAAATCAATTAGAGCTAGAAGTGGAAACATAGCTACAGAGTTTTTTACATTCAACAATGCTAAAAAGTATGATAGAATTGTTTTAGGTAATTCAGATATATCGGAGATAATAAGTTGTACAGACAGTGATGGTAATAGTTGGTACGAAGTTCCTTTTTTAGCGCAAGATACAGTGTTTACTGATATGGAAAATAAAGAAGAAAATGACGATCAACTTTACACTTACGCTGACCAAGCTCCTTACCTTTTAAAACTACTAAAAACTGCTAGAAGATTTACGACATTTATTAGAGAAGATGGTAGAACAGAAATGAGATTTGGTGCTGGTACATCAGATAGTCCTGATGAAGAGATAGTTCCTAATCCAGATGAGGTTGGTTCTTCTTTACCAGGTTCACCAACTTACTTAAATACAGCTTTCGATCCGTCTAATTTTTTATCAACTAGAGCATATGGACAAGCACCAGCTAATACACAATTAACAATTGTCTACAGATATGGTGGTGGAGTAAATCATAATATACCATCAAACTCTTTGAGGTCTGTACTTTCATCCGAAATAACATTGAACTCATCTGGCTTAACTCAGTCACTAATAACAAGCACAAGAAACTCATTAGCTATAAACAATTCAATACCTGCTACAGGAGGAAAAGGTGCTGAGAGTATTATAGAAGTTAAGAATAACACATTGGCATACTTTCAAGCTCAATCTAGAGCAGTAACAAAAGAAGATTACATAACTAGAATATATGCTTTACCAGCAAAGTATGGAAATGTAGCTAAAGCCTACATTGTGCAAGATACACAATTAGATAACAAAACAGGAGCAAATTCAGATAATAGAATTATAAATCCATTGGCTCTTAACTTATACACATTGGGATTCAATGCAAACAAAAAATTAGTAAATTTAAATCAAGCCGTAAAAGAAAATATTCAAACTTACCTAACTCAATTTAGAATGGTTACGGATGCTGTAAATATAAAAGACGCTTATGTGATAAACATAGGAGTTAAGTTTAATTTATTAACAAAAACAGGATATAATAAAGACGAAGTTGTTTTGAGGGCGATACAAACTGTAAAAGACTTTTTTGATATTGATAATTGGCAAATAGGACAACCAATCGTATTAGCCGACTTAGCCTATCAGATATCTTTAGTTGATGGCGTTGCGGCTGTTGTTACTCCCGAAGAAGATAATGATGATAAAAATCCGATAATAATAACAAACAAATTTTTAGAATCAGATAACTATTCTGGAAATGTTTATGATGTAAAAGGAGCAACTAAAAATGGTGTAGTATATCCATCATTAGACCCAAGTATATTTGAATTGAAATTTCCAAACATAGACATAGAAGGAAGAGTTATTGGTGATTCTACAGGAGGAGCATACTAATGCATTACTTTATTTTTCCAGAGTTTGATACAACACTATACCAAGCCTCACAAAGTAGAAATACGGGACTTGATGAAATATTAGAAATAGAAAAGACTATGGATCAGTCAGGAGGAAATGTACAGGTTTCTAGAGCATTAATCAAATTCGATTTAGCAGAGTTATCAAGATCTATAGTAAGAGGACAGATAGCAACAGACGCTAAATACTTTTTAAATATGTATGATGCTAATCCACACAATCTCTCATACAGCCAATCGTTATGGGCTTATCCGATTAGTGGTAGTTGGGTTCCTGGTGAAGGATTTAAAGCCGATAATCCAATAACAGAAGAAGGAGCTAC